TTTATGTTCCTTGAAGCCGTCGAAGGTTTGCTCGCCTTCGGGCGGCTTTTTGCTCACTCTACACCGCTTTGTGATGCCCCTGCCAGCCTCTCCATGCGCTCGTTTATCGCGGCGGTGATGAACCCGTTGAGCGATTCGCCCTGCGCGTCTGCGGCGGCTTTGAGCTCGTCCTTGCGGCCTTTTTTGACGACTAGTTCAACCCTGTCATAAGCCTTAGCGTTGTATCTGTTCTTAACGGCTGCGCTTGTCTTTCCCATTGCTATCACCCCTAGAAGACTATAACACGATTACAATACTTATGCAAGTATAAAAATCAACAATAATACTTGTGTAAGTTTGTGCAATTTGTCAATAGACATACTCACGTAACTATGATATAATATAATCAGAAAGAAACAAGGGGGGTGATAAAATGAGCAAGAAAAAGAAAAGCGGCGACAAAGACAACGCAACTCTCAAAGCCATCGTCTTTGCAACCGCGATTCTCAATTTGATAAACGCACTAAGAACGTTTATCGAATGGCTGCTCGACAGCAGCTAACGCAGGGGGCGGAAACCCCGCCCCGCTGTTTAATATATACCACAAACGAACGGAGGTGTCAAGAAATGGATATTGTTCACGGCATAATGGTCTGCGCGGCGCTGGTTCTCGCGGTAGTCGGTTTGGTGATGGCGATTGCTTACTTTCGCAAAAAAGAAAAGAGCGATGACGGAGAGTGAGTAGAGCTGCAGTAGAGCTGCAGTAGAGCTGCAGTAGAGCAGAAGTAGCGAATTATTGCGAAAAACCAAAATTTTAATCAAGCGTGACACGGACGCTCCTACGGGGGCGTCTTCGTTTTATCCAATTAAAGCGTCAATCGCCCTTTGCTTCTCAGGAGGTAGCCGCCTGTAGCGTTCGATTAGTTTGAATTCATCGGATGACACGTAGTGAGCGGTGGTATCGGGCGGTGCGGGATTATCGGTGCGCCCAAGTAAGCAATCGGTTGTTACGGATAGTGCTAATGCTACTTTTTCTATACTCCTCATGTTCGGTTTGTGTTTTGGATTCCTCCATTTTCCAATTGTGCCGTTTGATAACTTGCTTGCTCGTTCAAGTTCAGCAATATTATTAATGCCGTTTTTCGGAAGCATATTCTCGATGCGTTGAACAATATTCACAATATCACATCCAGACAAAGATAAACGTTAGTAAATATCACTATAGACAAATAGAATAATTTCTATTGACAAATAGAATAATTTCTACTATACTTAACACAGATAAACCCAGAGGCGCAAATACCCCTTGTTTCCCGGCGGTATGATTTTGTGTAGCAACAGCATTATACCGCCGGGCGCAAGGCAAGTCAAGGGAGGACTAAAGAACATGATAGACGGAGCGAAAATTCGGACGCTGCGTACCAACGCCGGGATGACGATGAAAGACCTTGGCGAGGCGGTCGGCGTGGCAGAGCAGCAGATTCACTACTACGAAAAGGAACTCAAAAACCCATCGGTGATTACGCTCAAACGATTGGCCGACGAGCTGGGGGTCAGCGTCAACGACCTCTACAAAAATCACGACGGCGACACGTTGACCCAACCCGAAAAAAGGGCGTAAGACTTGCAACCCCATCGGCATCGCGCAACCATTAGCCAATTCCATCCGGACCGACCCAACTGCCCTCCCGGTGAGCGCCGGGGCGCCCACGGGCTACCGCCTAGGCAGCCGGCCCGTGTATGCGCCTTAACCCTGACGGTCTTCCTTCGACCGCCGGACTTGGCTTTTGCCATATGCGACACCGTCCTTCCCGAGGCTGTCCCTCTTGCCGTAAAAAAGGAACGCTCGGAACAACAGCGGGCATACCCGGCGCTCATCGGGGAGGCAGCGGAGCGGGCGAAACGGCGCAAGCGGAGGAGCGACCCGACGACGTCGATACAAAACAAAGGACGAGGGGGCATCAGAAATGAAACGCAGAAACATCGACTTTTTCGTGTTCATGATCATCGGAGCCGTTGCGGCGGCGGTCTTCCTCTACGCGATACTGCCATTGCTTTGCTAGAGGAAGGAATCAAGCATGCCTCATTGAACATTATACGACAACGCGCACAGGGCGTCCATACAGCTCCACTGCATGAATGCGCCCGAAACATACAGTTTCAATATGTAAACCGTGTGTAAACATCCAATCACGCTGTAGAGCGGTTTTCGCGGATTGCGAAGAAAGTGCAACAAATGGAAAACGGGAACAAATATCTATTAGCGCGCAGAAAAGCCGCCGAAACGAACGAAAGGCTTTGCAGCCGGGAGAAAACCGCAGAGCTGCTCGGGGTCTCGCCCTCCACGCTCGCCAATTACGAGCTTGACGTGACGAAGACCGTGCCTCCCGATGCGGTGGTGATGATGGCCGACCTCTACGGCGCACCGGAGCTGAAATGCTGGTATTGCGCCCACGACTGCCCCATAGGCAGGGGGATGCCAATACCCACTCAGATATGCCGCATCGAACTGATAGCCGTCAAGGTGTTCAAGACCATATCCGAGGGCGCGCTCGAAAGCTTGAGCGCGAAACTGCTGGAGATATCCGCTGCGGGCAGACTGACGCGGGAGAACAGGGCGGACATCATATGGCTAATCAGCCACATCGACAGCGTCACGGAGCTGTTCGGGGAACTGAAGCTGTCATGCCAAAAGCTGCTCTCTGCGGGCGAGGCGAACGGCAAAAGGTGACGGGAGGGGGGTGGAATCATGACCAAGCCAGTTTACGTAATACAACGGCGGGTCGGGCAACGGGACAAATGGGACATCATAGGCCGGTTCGACACCCTCAGCGAAGCCCTCGACGCTTTGGAGGCGGCATCGCTCGAAGGGGAGTGCAGGGTAGCGGAGGAAATCACGCACACGGTCACGCGGTACAAGCCGGTGAATGCCGTCAGCATCCTTCAAGCACGTCAACGCGGCTACCGGCGGACTCAACAAAAAACGACAGGAGGCAACTGAAATGACAACGACAACAGAAACAACGATTGCGAGGCCACGGGTGCTGAAACCGCAGCATGCGGCCAAGGTGCTGGGGACCAACAGCCAATCCATAAGGGTCAGGATGCGTAAAGGCTCATTCCAGCCGCAAATCGGCACGGCATGCCAAATGAGCGGCAACAGGAAACGGTGCACCTACGAGATATTCCCGGAACGCCTCGCGGCATACCTGGGCATCACTGTGGACGACCTTTTTCTGCGACTGGGGGCTGAGAATGCGCAGGCGTAGGAAGCGGAGGCGCGTGGCGACCGACGGCTTCACCGCTAGGAGATGCCGCAGATGCCGGAGGAAGCTGAGCGACCCCGATAGCGTCATGCGCGGCTACGGCCCGGTGTGCTGGGGGCGCGTCCGCGACAGCGGCCAGATGTCGATGTTCGACGACGAGCAAAATACGGCGGGACGCCGCCGGAGGAAGGAGGTGGAAGCGATGCACGGCAACCGGAGATACAGGTCCTGCGAATCATGCGGCGCGGCACTCGACCCACAGGAAGCATGTGACTGCACGGACGTTAAGGCCAGAAGAAAGGAAAACGGGACAAATGGAGCTTTTATTTCAGCAAACGCCCAGAGGGGCGACATATTTGCAGGCCGGCATCCTAGTCGCGATCCTCGCGATTATCGCGCTCCCGGCGGCCTACGTCATCATCCGTGACGCTTCGCGCTCAATCAGGGAATGGCGCAAGGCGCGGAGGATCAAGGCGAGGTTCGAAGAAATGGAAAGGAGGTTGAAGGAGCGATGATGATATACACGGACAGGCAGATAGCGGAAGTGCTTAGGCGCGAACACGCGGCAAACGCCGAGCTGATGGACAGCGGGAAGTGCGACGGCTTGCCGGACATGAAACTGTGCTGCGAGGACAGCATGCACACGCTCGAAAGGGTGGCCCGCGAGTTTGGGATCGATCTGCGCGACCCCGGGCTGGCGGACAAAAAGAATGCCGCCCCGAGGCAACGGGGACGGCAAAACGGAAAGGGCGAGAACTATAAACCATTATACCACGGCGCGTGACATTTGCAAGGGCTATTTTGAAAACAACCGAAGAAAGGGCGTACACCGATGAAACTGCTGAAATTGACGCTAGAGAACTTTATGGGGGCAAGGCGCCTTGAGCTCGACCTGAACGGCGAGAGCTGCTCGATATACGGGCGCAACGGCACCGGCAAGACCACGATATACAACGCCGCCACATGGCTGCTGCTCGGAAGGCACAGCGATGACGCGGCGGGGTTCACCCCGAAAACCGACGGCCCGGACGGGAAGCAGCTGCACCACCTCGACCACACCGTGACGGGGCGTTTCAGGCTCAACAGCGGGCGGGTCATCACGCTGTCCAAGACGTTCCGCGAGGTGTGGAAGAAGAAGCGCGGCTCCCCGGTGGAGGAGTTCAGCGGCCACGAGACGGACCACGCCATAGACGGCGTGCCCGTCAAGGAAACGGAGTACGGCGCCGTCCTTGACGAAATATGCGGCGGCAAGGAAATGATGCTCGCCCTCACGTCGCACAACTATTTCCCGCTGCGTATGGACTGGAAAGATCGCCGCAAGATACTGCTGGAGGTATGCGGCGACGTGGGCGACGACGAGGTGATAAGCTCGAACTCGGAGCTTGCCGCCCTGAGCGCGTACCTCCTTATGCCCGGCACTGCGGGCCAGCGCCACGGAGTCGACCAGTACAGGAAAATAGCGGCGGCGCGGAAAGCGGAGATAAACAAGCAGCTCCAAACCCTGCCCGGGCGCATAGACGAGGCAATCAGGGCGATGCCCGACGTGAAGGGGTTCGACCTAGGGGAGGCCGAAAGGCGGATCGCTGCGCTCAGGAAAGAGCACGACGCGCTGTCGGAGCGGAGGGCGGCGGCGGTAAGCGGCGACACTGCCACATTGGAGATCCGCGCCGAACTCGCGGAATGGAACGCGAAGCTCTCGGAAGCCCGGGCCGCGCATCTGGCCGCCGAAAGCGAAGCCAACGAATCCGTCTACGCCGAAATCAACAAAACGCGCGACGAAATCAACGCGGCGAAAGACAAGGCCGGCGAAATAAAGCGCGACGTCGAAAGCAAATGCGCGGAAGTCGCACGGATGAAAAAACTGCGCGAATCGCTGCTTAAGGAGTACGCCGCCGCCCATGCCGAAACATGGGACGAGGAGAAGGGGACATGCCCGACGTGCAAGCAAGGATTGCCGCCGGAGGAAATCAGCGCGATGCGCCGCGAGTTCAACGCAAACAAGAGCCGCCGCCTGCAGGACATCAACGAACGCGGGCAGAAGGAGGCAAGCAAGGAGACAATAGACAAGACAAACGCCGCCGCCGAAGCCGCCGAACGGCTGCTCGAGAACGCCGAGCAAATCGTCGCGGATCTCGAAGCGCGGCTTGCGGAGCTGCAACCGCAAGTCAAGACGCCAAAACCGTTCGGGGCGACGGCCACCCACGCCGCGCTAATGCTGCGCATAACGAGGCTCAGGGAATTTGAGTCGGACGCCACCCTGCGCACGGAGGAAACCACCAAGGCAATCAGCGAAGAAATGCGGGGGCTGCAAGAGGAGATCGGGTCGCTCGAGTCCCGGAAATCCGACCTTGCCATTGCGCGCGTACAGGAAAAGCGCGTCGAGGAGCTCAAAGAAAACGAGAAGGAGCTGTCAAGGCAATACGAGGAAGCCGAGAGGGGCTTGTACCTCTGCGACCTGTTCACGCGGACGAAAGTGGCGATGCTTGACGACAGGATAAACGGAAGGTTCAAGAGCGTCCGCTTCAAGCTGTTCAAGGAACTGGTGAACGGGGGGTTGGAAGAGATATGCGAGGCCATGATCCCCTCGAAAGACGGCAGCAGCCTAACGACCTACAAGCTCGCCAACAAAGCGGCGAAGATAAACGCGGGGCTGGAGATTGTCGAAACCCTCTCGAAGCATTGGGAGCTGGCGATGCCGGTGTTCGTGGACGAGGCCGAGAGCGTGAACGAGCTGCTGGACATCGACGCGCAGGTGATACGCCTCGTGGTGTCAAGGGACGACCACGAGCTGCGGCTTGTACGCGAAGGCGAAGAAGCTGGCGCGGCAACCCGGGCGCAAACGGAAGCGCGGGCCGCATGAAGCGCGTAAAAAAACGAATAATTATCCATTCAACACAAGGAGGACAGGCAAATGGCAGAAAACGGCAAGAACACGGGCGATGGCAAGAATCTGGATAAACCGGAAGCCCCGAAGCCCAACAACGCGGAGCGGTTCACGGCATTGGTGATGCGGCAGTTCGGGAGCGGCGCATGCGGCGACATACGCCTCGCGGATTACCAGAAGGTGCTTGTGCAAGGTTACTTCATCGCCATAGACCGCGCGCTCAAGACGGCCGAGGAGGCAAGGCTGGCCAAGAACAAGGCGAACGCCGACCATAAGTACGACAACCCGCTACCATGCACATGGGAGAACGTGAACACGCTCGACCTCGCGCTGGACGTTGTCCACTACGCCCGGATGGGCCTGGACATGATGCAGGCGAACCACCTGTTCCCGATACCGTACAGGAACAAGAAAACCAACAAGTACGACATGACGCTAATGCAAGGGTACAACGGCATAAAGCTGGTCGCCGAGAATTACGCGGTGGAGAAACCGACGGCGGTGACGGTAGAGCTTGTGTACAGCAACGACACTTTCCTACCAATCAAAAAAGGCGCATCAAGCAATGTGGAGTCTTACGAGTTCGCTATCGAGAACCCTTTCGACCGGGGCGAAATCTTGGGCGGCTTCGGCTACATCGAATACGCGGACCCCGCGAAGAACAAGCTTGTCATGATGAGCATGAAGGACATCATGAAGCGCAAGCCCGCATACGCAGCGGCGGAGTTCTGGGGCGGCAAGGTCAAGAAGTGGGAGGGCGGCAAGCAGGTCGAGAGCGAGACGGAGGGCTGGCTCGACGAGATGTGCCGCAAGACCGTCATCCGCGAGGTCTACGGCGCGAAGCACATGCCGGTTGACCCCAAGAAAATCGACGACGACTACCAGCGCATGAGGCTACGCGAGGCAAGGCAGGCCGAGCTTGAGGCGATGGCGGAAGTGGACGAGTTCGCCAACGCGATCCCCATAGACCCGGACACGCCGCCCGACGACGGCATCCCGTTTGTCCCCGACGCCCCCCCGGAAGAAACCCCGCCACGGGGCAACGGGGACACCGCCGCGCCAAACGCGCCCGGGGCCGGCGACGCGCAAGAACCAGCGCAGATGCCGATAGCGCCGAACTTCTGATGAAAGCAAAAAGCGCGTGAAAGGCGGTGTTTCGCGGTGATTGAGTTCAAGCCGTTCGCGAGCGGGAGCGCGGGGAACCTGTACATGGTTGACGACGGCGAAACCAAGCTGCTCCTCGAATGCGGGATACCGCTGGCGAAGATAAAGCAGGCCCTGGGCTACCGGCTCAGCGAGGTCGGCGGGTGCCTAATCACCCACTGCCACCTGGACCACTGCAAAGCCGCCAAAGACCTAACGAGGTGCGGGGTGGACGTGTACGCGAGCCAGGGGACGCTAGACGCGCTGGGTCTGGATGGCCACCGGTCCCACGCGCTGAAACACATGGAGGAAACGGCCATAGGCACATTCAAGGCCTTGCCCTTCGACGTGAGGCACGACGCGCCCGGGCCGCTGGGCTTCCTGATCACAAGCCCGGCATGCGGGGAACGGCTGCTGTTCATAAGCGACTCGCATTACACTAAGTACAGATTCCCGGCGGTGGACATAATAGCCGCCGAATGCAACTACGACTCCGAGAGCCTCTGGAGGAGCGTGGGGGAGGGCCGCACCCCTCCCGAGATGGCCCGGCGCATAGTAAAGAGCCACACGAGCCTCGACACGCTGCTGGGGATGCTCAAAGCCAACGACACGCGCAGGGTAAGGCAGGTGTGGCTAATGCACCTCAGCGCCGAAAGGAGCGACGAGAAACGCATCAGGGAGGCCGTGCGGGAGCAGATTGGCGTGGAGGTGTACGCGTGCTGAGGCGGGCGCAAGGACGGATATGACCCGCGCAAGCGGATTATATGCTAATGGGTTTGTGGGTTATCCCTTATCCGCTGTTCCCAGAGTCAAAAACGCAGGAAAGGGCGTTTTCGGTACAGAGCGAGAAACCGGCGCGTGGATGCGAAACCGCGGCGTTAAGAGCGGTTTAGGCCAGGCGGCCCCGCAGGGGGAGTGGGTTCCCCTGCGGGGATGCGCGGGCAGATAGAAAGCAAGACGAAAGGCGGAGGTGCGTATGGCTGGAAGGCCATCGAAGCAAAGTCTAGACTTTGCCGGGTGGTCGGTTGATGTGTTCGACAATGAGCCGAAGATTGACAAGCTCATCGATGCGCAAGGGTGCGTCGGGTTCACGGTGTTTTTCTTCTTATGCCAAAGGGCATACGGTTCAAATGGGTACTTCTACGAGTGGAGCTTCGACGATGCGGCGACTACCGCAAGGAAAATCGGCGGCGGCGTTTGCTCACAGGCCGTGGTGGACACGGTCAGGCTATGCTTACGTGTTGGGTTGTTTGATAAGGACCTGCACGATAGGCATATGATCCTCACGAGCAGGGGTATACAAAAACGGTACACGCAGGTCGCGGCGACCCGCGCCAACAAAACCGTCATAGAAGAATACTGGCTTTTGAAAAAAGAAGAAAGTGCCGGGCTTAATATCCATACGCTAAATTCGGGTTCATCCACCGGAAATTTGAATTTCGCTCCTGGAAATGCCAATTTCGCCCCCCGAAATGCGAATTTCCAGCCCCTAAAGGAAAGTAAAGTAAAGGAAAGTATAGTAAAGGATAGTAGAGTAAACGAAGATGATGATGATACGCGCGCGAGCGCCGAAAGCGATTTGACGAAGGTCGCGGCGCATTACATCGATACCATCAACTCGGCGCCATTGCCCTCCATGGTCAGCGCGGCGATACAGGGCTACCTTGACCACATGGAACCCGGGGTGATCATCGACGCGATGGACAAGGCGGCAGCGCAAGGCAAGCGTTCCTGGTCTTACGTGAACGCCATACTGAAAAAGTACAGATGCTCCAAAATCCGCAACATGGCGGACGTGGCGCGGGCGGATGCCGAATTTGAGGGGCGCAAAAATAAAAACAGGGGTTCGGATAACGTTTTTCTCGAAATGCTGAACGATTTGAAAGGAGACACGCAAACATGAACTATGCAGAAACACTAGAGATTATGTCCTTGGTGAAGGTTGCGTACCCGCGCTACTACCTGGAAACGAAAAGGGAGGACGCAGAAACCGCAGCTTTCCTCTGGCAGAGGATGTTCGCCGACATCGACCACAAGCACGTGCTTCACGCCGTGGAGCAGCATATACGGCTAAAAGAGTTCCCGCCTGTGATTGCCGACATCTACGTGCCCGCCAAGGAAAGGCATGACGGCCCGGGCAAGTTCATACAGACCGGGACCGACGACGCTGGCAT